TTAGACTTTTTATTAAAAGATTTAGGCTTTCCTAATTTCTTAGGTCTAGGTTTAGCAAAAATAGGTTTCTTCTTAGCCATTACTTTTTCTTTTTAGCTTTTTTCTTTTTTTTCTTCATTGGTGGTCTTCCTCTTTTAGAATAAGTTCCTTTACCCATTGGCATGATTGTCTCCTATTTGTTTGCGTTTCTCATTATACTAGCCAAACTTTCACATCTTTTTGTGGTTTGTTTGTGCCATCTACTATCTATCATTTCTTCTGATGCTTTTAAATAGTTTTGTTGCTTTATTGCTTCCCACATCTTTTTAAATTTCATAACTCGTGGTTTGCCTAATTGGAAACACATTTCAACAATTACACCAAAAACTATATGATTGTGTTCTATACCTCTTAACAATTCTCTAGCTGAATCTAATGCTATTTTAAAATCATTATCAAAAACTTCTTCAAGAGTTTCTTTGTTATAAGTAACACCCTCAACAAAGTTATCGGAATCCAATACCAAATGACCATAGCCGATAGTACGAAAACCCAAACTATCGGAATACATAGTGTCCCGAAACCCCTCATGTTGTTTGATTCTTTCTTTAATTTCTTCCATATATTGTTCTTCCAATGTCTTAATATATTGATGAATTTTATCATAATAAAGCAAGTGAGTATGTGGTGTGGAGGTAATACCCACTTGCAGATGACTTTATAACATTTTAGGGTTATAAAATCAATTCAGTTAAATTAGTATTTGAGCCTATTGTACCTTTATAAAAAGTATTAAATGCTAAACTTATTCTGGTGTTATTTCCTTGTTTTGTATCTACTTGATGTATTGTAGATGATGGAAACATAATTAATTTTCCTGTTTCTAAAGCAAACCACCATGTATCAGAGTTCCAAATATTATATTGATCTACTTCTGGTTTTATTTGTTGATAGCCTTTTGAATTGGTAAATTTAATTTTATCATGGTCTTTATCACAATTAAAATAGAGTACACCAGACACTACTGAATTAGGGTGTGCGTGTTGATGATGATATTGATTTTCTTCTGTATAGTTTATCCAAGATTGAGTTATATATAGTTCAATATTATTTTTTGGAGATATAATTTTTTCAAGATAATCTTTGCAACATTGATCTAAAAACTTCTTTATGTTTTTAAATTGTTCTCTATTTAAAATATAATTGTCTTTTGTATTGTAATTAAGTGTTGAAATACTACCACCACCATTTTGTTTTGTGTTGTTTTTTTGTTCATTAACAAAATTTAATTCTTCTTTTGTAAATTCTCTATCCATATTTGTCATATAGATAGGAGTTGGAAATAGATTTTGTATTACAGCCTTTTTCACACCACTAAATTTTTGTTATGTTAAATCCCAACTTTGATTTGTTTCGTTCCAATTATATTCTTGACCATCTGTAGGATAAGTAACTGGTGCTTCCCATAAACAAGTATCTTCATTTAATACCCAGCTATTAAAAGGTTTGGGAGGAATAAAAGCATCTCTATCTTCATCATATGTGTAACCTATTCCAGCATGATTTTTTCTAAAAGGTGTACCATCTAATTTATGAACACCACCATAAGTATTATAAGAAGTTTGTTTCCAAATTGACCAACCAGTAAGTTTTGTTAAAAAATCTATTCCAATATTTTCTTGCTCTACACCATTAGCATCATGTAAAACTTCATTAACTACTGATTGAACTTCAATTACTTTTCCGTTTAATCCTATTTTTGCAAAACTAGACATTATGCTGTGTAACTCCCTGATCCATTAAATTGCATTATTGTATTACTTCCACTTGTTGTAACTGTTGGAGAACCTGTTGTTGTACCAGAATAACTTGCAGTTGGAACACTTAAAATAACAACTCCTTTACCACCAGCTGCAGCATTAGTAAATGTACTACTTCTGCCACCACCACCTCCACCAGTATTAACTGTACCTGCAACAGCATTTATTGTACCAGTAAATGAAGCACCTGCACCACCCCCACCTGTACCACCAGCACCAAGAGTTCCATCATAAGATTGTCCACCTCCTCCACCAGCATATATAACAGATGAACCTGTAATTGAAGAAGCTAAACCAGAACCACCTGCACCACCATTTGATCCAGAAGTATTACCACTACCATCACCACCAACTGCACCAGCACCTCCTCCTCCACCAGCAGCATAATTTGCAGAACCACCACTTGCACCACCATTGTTACCTTGACTTGGAGATGTGCTTGGAGTATTACCTGTTCCACCAGAACCAGCACCTGCTCCACCACCACCAGAACCACCAGAATCACCAGAAGTACTATCTCCACCTTTACCACCTCCAGCAGAAGTTATTGTGGTTAATCCACTTCCTGAAATTGAAGAATTTGAACCAGATGTATAAATAGCACCACCATCTCCAACTGTTACTGTAATAACTGTTCCAGAATTTACTGATTGAGTAGATGTTCTAAAACCTCCTGCACCACCTCCTCCTCCATATTCTGGATTAACAGCTCCACCTCCTCCTCCACCACCAGCTACTACTAAAAAATCTACACTATAAGGAGGTGGTATTCCCTCATCAACAACATCATCATCTGATATTGGAATCCAACCATTTGTTGCACCTGAATAAACTATATTAACTGTTTGACCATTTGTATCATAAACTGGATTTGTTGTTCCACCTTGATAATTTAATCCATTAAGATTTATTGTTAAATTATTTGTTTCCCAAGTTCTATCGTAATCTACTAAAATAATTTGATCTCCAACACTTGCTGATGCTGGAAGTGTAACAGTACAAGCATTTGAAGTTGTATCAATCCAATAACCATTTCCAGCTACTGCTGATAAAGTTGTTCCTGTAACAATACTTGATTGCCAAGATGTTCCACCAGATACATCTGTAAAAGAAAGATTGCCAGAACCATCAGTTTTTAAAACTTGATCTGCTGTACCATCAGCACTTGGTAAAGTAAATGTTATATCAGATGCAATACTATCTGATGCTTTTAAACCAACATAATGTGAACCATTATCTGTATCTTCTGGTAATCTTATTTCTGCACCAGCAGAGGCATTTCCACTAATTGAAACTGGAGATGTTAATGTTACAGAACTATCTAACCAATTAACTGTATTAGCTGAATAATCTATTGTTGCTAAAGATATATCATCTGCACCATCATAAAATTTTAAAGTTGGATTTGTTGCTGAAGTTGTATCTAACCAAATAGTACCAGCGACAGCAGAACTTGGTCTTGAAGTTCCTGAATTTAATGTATTTAATGCACTTAAACTTTCATTTAATTTTGATCTAAATGCTGGAAATGTTTGATTGTCTATTGTTATTTGAGTTGTTTGTGCCATGATGCGTTTATACTCCTTTTATTTTCATATATCAATAGCCCTTAGCTATGTAATCAAAATCTCGTGAAATTGCTGTATCAGAACTGTTGAAAAATGATACATCAAAACCATTAATTGTTTTATTAGAAACTGTAAAATAATCTCCAGTTGCCATATTTTCTCCTGTAATGCCCACAGCATAACTTGATGTTTTAAATGGGTTTGTAAATGTTACAGTATATGTTCCAGCACCAGATGTGATGTCATTTCCACTAAATATTCTATCTTCCATATCAATAGCAATAGATAATCCTGAAATTACTGGTGTTGTTAATTGATCTCTTGAAATAAAATAAGCTCTAAATTTAAAATATCTAGCTGTATAATCTCCAATAACAAAGTTTTTAAAATCTGTATATGTAACTCCATCATCTGATAAAGCTATTTCTAAATGAGCATTTGAATTAGATGCGTAATCGCCATCAAATGAACCAGATTTTGAATCAAATAAACCACTAGCACTATCAAATAAATCTGTAGGGTCTTCTGCAAATTGTGTAATTGTTGCTGTAACTCTGGCTGTGTGAATAGCACCTATATCAACTGGTGCTGAAAATTCATAAATACCATCTAAATCAAGATCAGTAAGTCTTAATTGATTATTAGATAATGTTAAATTTGTTTTACTACCAGAAAATGTTGGGTCTTCAGTTTGTGTTGCAACTGAATTAAAATTTCCAATGCTTGATATATTAGTAACTATATTTGTAGCATTAATTGAAAAATTATTTAATTTATCAACGGCTTTTATAAGATAAGTTCCCGTAGCAAATGCTGGAACTGAAATTGATGTGGCTGGTCTTGATACTTTTTCAATTAAAGAAACACTATTATTCCATTCTGCACCACTTGTTAATGTTGAGTATCTAATTTGATAGTGTGAAAGGTCTACATCAGGTATCTGTTCCCAATTTAAGTGAGCCTCTGAACCAATAATATTACAACTAAAATCTGTTACATCAGATGGTGGTTCTGTACTTCCCACAACAGTATGTTGAGCAGTTACATAAGATGAAGATGAACCTATTGTTGAAATTGCTTTTACCCTTACATCATAAACACCTTGTTCTTTAACATTTAAAACTCTATGATTTAAACCACTACCTTGTGCATATATTATATAATCAGAATCTGTACTTAATTTATATTCTACTTGGTAATAATCTACAAAGCTATCAGGAGATGCACCTACAGTTACATCTAAAGCAATAAGTGGTGTTTGATTGTATTCAATTAATGTATCTCCTAAAGTAACACTTGATGGTGGTTGAACAGTAAATGGATTAGGAAGTGTTGTAGTTGGAATTGCAGTTGCTTGTGTTTTTGTTGCCCAAGTGTAATGTGAATCTTGATGTTCTACTAAACTTAATCCAACAGTATAATCATTGTTAAAAGTAATTCCTAAAACTCTAAATGGTTTTGCAGAAAATCCTAATGATGAATGTGTAATATTAACTATATCTCCAATATTTAATTCGTAACCTTTAAAAGCTACATTTAAAGATAATCCCAATGCCTCTCTTGATCTTCTTAAAATAACTTCTGCCATTTCTTCAGCTTGATATTGACTTGTGATAGTTGGAAATTGAAATCTACCCTCTAATAAAAATCCACCATCAGCAGTTTTCATTGTTGCGTGTTGATCTGCACTTGGTAATCCACTATCATCTATTG